ATACTTTACGCCGGGGGTGTCACCACCTTCTACCATTCTAGGAATTATAGGTATATTTTCTTCTGGGCTATATTTGTAATCCCTGCCTTTGTCATCAAAAAAAGCATTTCTATTTTTAACTTCAAAGTTTGCTTCTTCCATAGAAATATTTTCATATATTTTTTCATACGACACATCGCCTGCACTATTAAATCTTTGGTAAATTACAGTATCATACTTTCCATCTGGTCCTAAATTTCCTTTTAAAAATTGAAATTTTGGTTGGGCTCTTTCTAAATATTTCTCTTCTTGTTTAATCAGCTCTGCTTCTGCATCCGCATATTTTCTAACATTTTCTTGTTCTTCAATCTCTGGTTGCTTAAATGCCTCCGTTTCTATATCCATAGCTTCTCTTTGAATTTTTTCAGCTCTAGATAAAAGTGGTGTGTCTCTATCCATATCCACAGGAGTATCTAAAATATTCAACTGGTCTTCTGGCCTATAGCGTTCTTCCTGTATTCCTGCCGGATCATCAAACCTAAATTTACGATTATAACCTATTGGGGGTTCTTCTGGTATAGGGTCTCCACGAAGAGTAGTACGGGATTCGTCTTCTAGGGTTTCCATTTGGTTATCTAAATCAGCCATTATGTATCTTCCTCATTTTTAAAAATATTTCTTTCCTTGCCTCTGCGTTGATCGGTCCACTGATTTTTAGTTGTTTTAGTAATAACTCCTTGCTCTAATAATTGTTCTAAGAGGTTTGGAGAATTATATAAAACTTCAAAATCAGGATAATCGTCTTGTATAGCTTCTATTAACGATTGGTTCTTGTTTACAGATATATTTTTATATTCTTTGCCATCCGCATTTGTAAATGAGAAAGTTTTATTTTCAGATGCTCTTATACCTGTTACAGCAAAGGCTTCATTTACGTATGCTTCCTCACCACGAATTACAGTTTCTATCTGAGATTTTCTATACTCAATATCTTCATTAAATATTGCATCCATAATTCTTGGGTTATTAGTCCAACCGGCATTTCGGAAATCTCCTAAAGGTGCTCCTAAATACATATCAGCCATTGCTTGTGCAGCTTTATAACCTTTTACAGTTCCATTATCTACACCAAGTTTTAACATTCTATTTACAGAAGCTATCTTTTGAACAACATTACGGAATGCCGCAAGTCTACCTTCTGCACCCTCCCTGTAATCAAAAAATGTTTTTCCCATAGCTCGTTTTATATTTTCTACATCTTGGTCAGAAATAGTTCTACCACCGGTACCGCCTTGAATTGCTGCAGCCATTTGGTATGCTAAAAGAGCTGTATAAGCTTCTTTTTGATTATTTGCTAAAAGTTTTGCATCTTGGGTAGATAACGGTTCTTCCCTATCCATCATTTCAGTTATATTGTCTAAGTTTTTCTGCATTCTTTTCATGTAGGAATTGTTTTTAGTGTGTCCGGTAAATTCGTAGTCTTTAAACATACCCATTATAACACTACCAAAATTTCCTGTTTCGCCAAATTTTGAAATTTCAAACATTCTAGCAAAGAAATTACCAGCTTGCCCAGATGGTAAATCTGGAAATTCATCATATAATTTTTGTATTGCGTCTATGGTGCTTATGGCTTGTTCAGCAGATACATATTTAGCATCTATTGCTTTTCTATCTAAACCACTATTTTCTATAAGTTTATCTACAGACTGCCTTACTCCATTAGCATTTGTATTTGGCATGATAAGGCTTAATCCAGCATGCACTTTTTGCATATCACCATAGTTGTATATATTAATAGGTCTACCATTTATTCCTATAAGATTAACAGCTTTAAAATGTAATTTCTCACTTTCATTTAATATGCCAGAATTATAGTGTTTGTTTGGCATTATTCCTTGACTGTTTAAGATTTTTTCATTTTCTGCACTGCCTTGAGTTTGATCTGCATACACCATGTTATTGTAGTTAGAATACATCTTTGCAAGAGGTACAGCTCTTTTATTAATATGTTTACTAAAAATAGCATTTGATACATCATTTATACTGTAGGGATTAGGTTGAAGAGGTCTTCCTACAGTAACATCCTCCATATTATTTGCTAAGTACTTTAAAAAATCTGTTGTGTCATTTTTGTTATCAACAATTGCTTGATTAGATTTTTTAGTTATATCTAATGTATTTCCACTGTTTTGAACATAGCCCATGTTTCTCATAACTTCTGCTATATTGTTAGATCTGTTTGCATCACCTTCGCCTGTTCCTAACCAAACTGCTGATAATTCTTGAGCAACTATATCACCTAAACTATCATTATTCATAATGTCATCATCTATAAATTGGTTTAGTAACTTATTTATAGCGGTAATAGGTACGTTTGGAGGGGCTGGCACAGAACCTGCCTCCCCAATAATTTGGGTAGATGGTTTTGCGTTTTTTTGTAACATTGCTTTATATCCATATATATCTTCTTTCATGTCATCTATTACAAGTTTTATGTTAGCCGTATCTCCCTTTTTAGCCAAATCGTTTAATAAAGCTTTTGTTTTCTGTACTTGGGAAGGTGAAGACCATGTGTTATAATGATTTCTATACCAAGCGTCACTATTTTTTTCTAGATCTTTATCGTTAAAGGATATAAACGCTGTCCCACTACTACTAGGTTGTTCCGGTTTATCTGTAAAAAGATCTGGTTTATAATCTACACTTTGACCATCAGTGTTTATCAAGTAACGTACTGTGTTACCTGTGTTGGATATTTTATTTTTTAATATTTCAACCTCTTTTTTATTTTTTCTATCTAATATATTTTCACTTGCTTTAAACTCCTGTTCATCGTCTTGCATAAATAAACTATGTTGTTGCTGATCTTCTTGTTTCTTCCCTTCAAATGTTTGTGTATCTTTTTGTTTTGTCATTGTATTTTTAAAGTCAAATGCTGAAAGATCCAAACCATACTTATGATTTACACCCGCCATATATTCTTGAATATCTTGGTTTAGTACTGCTAATTTTTCAGCGTTTCCTGCTCGTAAATTAATATTTTTTTCTTCAAAAAGTTGTGCTTGCAAACTGCTTGCTACATCAAATTTATTTTGTAAATATGCCATATCTACCTGAAAACCTTGGGTACTTTGTCTTTCTGAAGTTTCGTAAGTCCGTGCATCTTGCAACTCTTTTGCCCTTGTTTGTGCTGCCCGTTGGTCAATTTTTCCTTGGTTAAAACTTTTACTTGCTCCCCCAAGAATTTTGAATGCTGCGTTTAATAGTGACATTATACCATACCTCCCATGTCTTGATCTTCCATAGCCATTGGTTGTTCTTCCATGTCCATCGGTTGTTCTTCCATGCCCATTGGCTGCTCTTCCATGTCCATAAATGACCTTTCTTCCATTGGTAATGTTGCTTTATTTATCTCTTCTTCCAATGCAGTAAACGCTTCTGGATTATTGTCTTTCATTCCTCTAAGCACAGCATCATCATCCATCATTCTTCTTTTTGGTTTATTGTTAAATATTCTCAATGGTATTTCTTTTTCTAATCCCCGTAATATAAAATAAGCTGATAGTGGTGGTTTTATTAGTTCGGCTAAATCAGGACTCCATTGGCCTTGTGAAAAACCTGCAAAAGCTATGGTGTTTACAAGAGTTTCTACAGGAGTTCCCGATAAAAGTAGTCGGTCTACTCTCTCTCCTGATTCAACATTTTTTTCTATTCTTTCTACAATGGATACTACAGCCTCATCTACATCTGTATATTGTGGTGGGCTTTCCCAATCCCATTTAGATTCTTCTGGAGCATCTGTTAAACTTTGTCCGGGAACAGGTGCTCCCAATGGATCTTGGTTTTCTATAGAACCTACAGGAGCTTCTGGGTTATGTATTTTTGGATTTGCTAACATGTATTTTTCCTAAGTAGTAGTAGTAGTAGTTGGTACTGGTCTAGATAATGAAGTTTTAATGCCGGGAGTATCTCGCAGGCTAGTGAATACACCTTGAGATCGTTGTTTTTCTAAATGAAATTGTAACATAGCCATGTCGCTGTTAGGTAACACATCAGCATTTTGTATTTTAGATTGAAGGACATTCATTAAAGTATTAGATATACCTGTTTTTCCAGATACAAATTGGGCCCCTGTACCTGAAGTCCCTTGTTGTGTAAACCTACTTATTCTGTTACCCGCACCCCCTGCACCTAATCTAAATCTATCTGTAGGTTTACTCCTTTGCGACAGCTGTTGTTGTGCATACATTTCTGCAAAACTTCCTCCAGTTTCTAAAGCTTTATCTTTAAGTGTTTGTCCAGTTCTTGATTTTGCAAACTTTGCTAGAGGATCTACAACATAATCATTTACAACATCTCTCAATGTTGAAAATGTTCCTCCAACAATAGCGGCAGGGTATTCAAAAGCTGTTCCACTAAAAGCAGTGCCTTTTGTAAATGGACTAGCTTCCACCATTTGATTTACGTATTTACCCGGATACCCACTTAAACCGGGTTTAGCACCTTTATCAAAATACTTATATCCTGCACCTGCTCCCATGTATTGCCTATCTTGTGGCGGAAATTTTGAAGAACCGCCTGTAAAACTTTTTGAACTTACAGGAGGTACATATCTTCTTCCTGCTTTCATTTCTGGTTCAAACGCATTACCTAGAAATCCTTCAAAGTCATCGGCTGCTTTACTAAAACTAAAATCAGAAAAATAACCTGTTATATTATCCCATAAACTCATTTATACATGTACTCCTTATTATGCGCTACCTGCTGGAATACCCAACAGTTCTAAAGCACTTTGCCCCACTTCTAAAAGAATAGAATCAGAAAATTCAGTTTCATACTGATCTACTGCAAAATCATTTTGTTGTGACGATATTGCAAATTGATGTGCTCTTTGTAAAGCACTTTCTGTTCTTTGTAGCACCCACTGTGCTTCATCTCTATACCGTTGCCACACTTGAGCCTGTGCTGTAGCATTTAGTCCCAACAACGCTTGTGCGTTCAACCTGTTTGATTCATTTACATCTGCTGTATTTTGTGTATTTATTTGTCTACGCCACTGTGCATTGCTTTGATTAATTTGTGCAGACATATTAGCGTTAAATTTTGTTCTACTATCATTCATCTGCACACCAAATCTTTCCATTGCATTACTTTGGTCTGCGTTAAATTGTTCCATAGCAGCTACTCTAGTTTTATTTGCATTCTCTGCTTGCACCCCTAGCTCCGCAAAAAATTCCATTACTTGATTTTCAGATTTAGCGTTAAACTGCCTTGATGCATTTTCTTGTGATTGGTTAGTAAACAGTTTCTGCACCTGTGATTGAAATGTTAAAGTGTTTGCTTGTTGTGATTGTGTTAAATTTTGTGCGTCTATTGTTAAAAAAGACTTTGCGTTGTTTACAGCTGCAGTCATTCTAGCATCAAGGTTAGCTTTATCCATAGCAGCATAAGTCATGGCATTTTGTAATGTAGTCTGTTGTTCGTTACTTAAATTTTGTAACTCCATTCTAGAGTATGTTTGTGCATCTGCAGCAGCGATTGGAACACCAGCCTCCATAATAGACTGTGTTATCGCAGCAGCTGCCATAGAGGATGCACCTAAACCTCTTGCTTGCATCTGTGCAGTTACGTTTCTAACCGCAGGTGCAGCCCATGGTGGTAACTCTTCACCAGTTTTTATACTTTCAAACAGCTGTCCAAGTTGATACTTAACAGTTGCCTTTTCATTTACAGTGCCTTGTGCAGCAGAAGCTACAGCCTCATCAGATACAGCCCCCTGTATATCTCCAATTTTAGATTCTTGTGATAGTGTTCCTTGAGCAGCAATAGCTTCTGGTGTATCTGGCACGGTATAGGCTGTGTATTTATTAGTAGCCTGCACTTGCGGTACAGGAATTTCTAACCCCGTAGTAGACCCTGTTGTTTTTGTTACAGGATCTGCTTGTGCTACGTTAATAGCTTGTAACTCCTCATTAGATTGCATTGTCAAAGGTTGAGGAGCTAGTTTTTCCCCCTCTGTTAAACCTATTTTACTTTCTGGAATAATTTCAGATATTGGAGATGTTATTCCAGTAGCACTTGGAAATTGCCCTACACCCCCTGTTGTTGTAGGGTTATCTTCAGCAGCTGTACCTCCCACTGCCATTTTTTTTGGAAATATATTAACTCTTGTTGCCATCGGTAACTTTGCCATTTTTTAAAACCACTTATTCATTATTGTTGATATTGCTGCTCCAGCTCCACTTGCTACAAGGAGTATGCCTATAAATAAGCCCTTGCCTTTGTCCAGCTGGCTCTCTAACGAGTCTAATCTTTTGGACAGTCGGTCTACGTCTTTGGAAAGTGTCTGTACAGCTTGTATGAGCTTTCCCATTTCAATTGCATCGGTTGCCATCTATCTACGACTCCCTTTGACTCCATAGTCATCGGGCCAGTCTTGTACTTTTGCTATGGTATTTAATGTGCCATCATCGTTGTACACGTTGGTGTGAAGAGCTATAAATGCTGCCATGTCACTGGCATTATCTATGGCTGTACAGATAGAGGCATGTGCTGTTCTCACGGCTGCAATGTAAGTAAGAATAGCTGAAGGAATGGCTGTACTGTGAGTTACCTTACGTTGGACAAGCCAGTCAAAACCTTTGATGTGTCCATCTGCAGCTACATTTGCTTTGTGTTTAGCTTGAGATTTTAACCCCAGTGTTACAATTTGGTTATCGTGGTCATCATTTTTAGCATCATTAGCACTTGTGCCATCTGGTGCTTGACCATCATCTATTTCTGATTGTGTCCATACTTCATTAACATCAGCAAGAGCTCTATCAGCTGCCTTAACACCAATTGTTCTAACTACACTAGCCTTATCATCTGCTATGGCATAGGCTTCATTTACCTCTACATAGTAAGCTGTATCCAGATGTGAACCAGTAGTTGTTACAGGAACTATTCCAATAGCTTTTCTTTCTGCATCTGTCCAAAGGCTAAACAAAGTTCTAGGGTGATTTACTCCTGCAACCGTCATATTTTTTGGATTAGATATTATCTCTACTATTGCATCTTCATCTGAATTTAGTAAAGCCCACATGTTGTTATTCTCCTTTGTTAAAAAGCTGTGCTATATTTAAATGGATTGAAAGAAATGGCTAAGTAAACATAAGTTAAACCATCTCCATTTGAACCATTATTAGTTGCTTTTAATTTAAAACCATTTGATAAAAAATCTACACCATCGGATGTTTCTGTTTGAGGATTTTCAGCACCATCACTATTCCAAGTTAAAACTTCTATTGAACCATCATTAGTTGGATTTCTTGCATCATCTTTTACTAACCATGAACCACTACCATCAAATCTTTTTCGCACTACTAAACTAGGTCTAAATCCAGTATAGATAAATGGACCATCAGTATTACCATTTCCAACGAATGATCCTACTTTGCAATAACCTTCTATGTTAGCAAAACAATATGCTACATAGTTTCTACTTTCTCCACCAACTCCATCTACTCCATTAATAGAAAATACAGAAGTTGTTGGTCTGGACATAGCACCATAAGTACCTGCTGCAAGTTCAGTTTGTGCTCTAGTACCATTTAATTCTAAAAAGTAATTAGCATCAGTAGAAGAAGCAAATTGTGTCCACCACCCTCCTGAAGCATTTCTAGCCTTATGAAAAATCAGTTGTGGTACTACACCCATTCCATGACCTACTGTAGAACTTCCTGATGACCCTGAAATACCAGTATAAGTAACTATAGAAAGAGCCTTACTTGGATCAACTTGTGTTACACTATCAGTTCCTCCAACAGTATTAGCTGCTGTAGTTCCACCATTAGATCTCCAATGCCAACTTACATAAGTATTTGAACTAGCATTTACATAATCTAAACCACCACCAAAAGATATAGATGTACTAGATACTCCAGATACTCCAGCAGAACTTCCTGTTCCTTCACTTACACTTTGATCTGAGTGAAGATAAGGACTTGTACTATTTATTCCTCTATTTGAATCTACTAAATAATGTCTTTTTGTTGCTCCTCTATTTTTCATCCAAATAAAATCAGGTTGAAATTTTGTTGTAATAGAACCAGAAGAACCTGTTCCTGTATAAGTTAAAGCTTGAAACAATTTCTGTGGAAAATCATCCTCAGTCAATGCAGGGTTTATTGCATCTGGTACTGTCAATGCTCCACTACAAATTGCTGAATAACCAGATGGTACAGCACTAAAGAAATTACCATAGCCATTAGTATCACTATTACCACCTGCTGTTTCATTTCCATTAAAAGTTCCATTTTGTCCAAAATTCATTGTAATTATAGGAACATTTCCTCCTGTAGGTTGTGACATAGGAACCATGCCAGAAGTAAATTCTGACTAGCTGGTGTCCATGTTGCACCTGCTCCTGTTTTACTTGCACCAGAAGTAGGATCACCTGTAGACCCTCCACTTATTGCTTGGAATGTTCCATTTTTACTAACATAAAAAGCTCCATTATCCATGTCAACAGCAATACCCATAACATCACCATTAGAACCTCTTGAGCCACCATATGTTCCAACAATAACATCATTTTTTTCTATTCTATTTTGGGCATTATCATAAGAAATAAGTCCATCTTGTCCAATAGTTGAAGAAGTAAAAGTAAACTCATTAGGGTCCATTATACCCATAGCAGGAGAATAATTTGATGTACCTCCTCCAGCATCTATTCTATATTCAAAATACCATTTACCAGATGCAGGTACTTTATGAGTACAAGGAATTGCTCCATCAGAACTACCACTATAAGTATGAGTTAAATTACCTTCAGATAAAACCCCATAGTGAGAAGCAGTTGTACTCTCTCCTCTATATACAGAATTAGCAGTACAAAAATTACCACCATTAGAACTGGAGTTGAAGGTAGGACTATCTAGCATTTGATCGTGTGTTGCTATGTTAGTTAAAGCAAAGTCATTATTATTTCCTGATACATCATTACCTAAATCACCACTAGAAGCAAAATTTAAATAAAAACCATTATCTCCAAAGGTAAGTCCACTTGGGTCTTTAGGAATCCACACTCCATTTTTTGTTTCACCATAATTAGATGCAGCATAGGCTTGTCCATCATTAAATACTACTTCAGCCATATAACCATCTAAATGATTACCATAATAAGCAGAAGCACCACCAATGACTTGTGTAGCACCTGATTGATTAAATACTGAATCACGATTTTGAGCAGGATAACCTCCATCCCAACCTTCAACATCAGTTAATCTTGTTCCATTTACATAAAATATTTCTCTATCTGCTTCTGTAGAATTTCCTGAATCATATACCCATACTACATGCATCCAAGCTGAAGGATCTCTAAATACTTGGTTAACAGTTCTTAATCCATTACTATCACCACCACCTCTTTGCTCATGTAATTCTAATTTTTCTGCAGAATTAAAACGAAGCATCTGGTAATTAATATTATCTGTATCTCCAAATACCAGATTATTTTGAGCTGTAACATCACTTCTTTTTACCCAAAAACTTATAGTAAATTTGTCTATATTAGTAGGAGTTCCAGCAGTTCTTGTTAATCTTCCACTACCTGTAAATCTAACACTATTAGCTATTTGATGGTCATAAAAATCACCACCACCTGCTGATGCTGCTGCTGCAGCTGCTCCCATTAAATTATTTTGAAATACACCCATTATGCATATGCCTGTGAAATTATCATTTGAATATCTCCACCTACTCCATCACTTGAAGCAGAAACTATTATGTAATCTAATCTGTCTACAGCACCATTAGCTGCTGACATGGTGGGATCTGTACCACCTATAAACTTGAAGTCTGCGTTATAAGCCATTGTACCACTTCCTCCACTCTGTGTCAAGAAAATACTTCCTGTTTGTCCTGTAACACAATTAGTTGGTTTAGCTAATGTATGAGCTGCAGTAACTGTTGTTGTAAAATTCTGTGCTGTAGCAAAGTTTAAAGCTACAGAGGTCACTCCATTAATGGCTGTAGCACAAACAGCAGCTGCTGCTCCTCCTACGACCTTTAAAGTACCTTCTAAACTTGTAGCACCTGATACTCTCATACTTCCAAGTACACCTGTTGCACCTGTAATAGTTGTAGCACCTGTAACTTTAAGTGTACCTACTAATTGAGAATTACCTGATACACATACATCTCCATTTAATTCAGCCTTACCACCTACAACTAAAGCACCTTCTAAACTTGTAGCACCTGAAACTCTAACTGTTCCTAAGAAACCTGTATTACCTGTAACAGTAGTAGCACCTGTAACTTTTAATGTTCCTACTAATTGAGAGTTTCCACTTATACATACATCACTATCAAACTCTGCTTTACCACCTACTGTTAATGTTCCTCCTACAGAAGTATTACCTGCTATAGTAGCTGTACCTCCTATAAATGCATTACCTGATATACAAACATCATTATCAAATTCTACTTTATCACCAAATGTTTTATTAGTAAATGTTTGTGTTGCTGCAATACCTGCTAATGTATCTGCAGTTGCAGGCATTACTAAAGCTATATTACCAGAGAAGGCTGAATGTGCAGGTGCTTTTAATGCAGCATAATGTGCATTACCTGATTCACAATACATTCTAAGTTCTGATTGTGAACCTGTATTTTTTAAATCTATAATACCACCACCAACACTTACTGTACCAGCTATAATAGCATTACCAGAAACTGACACATCATCTTTAAAATGTGCATATCCTGTAACACTTAATGTAGAACCAAGTTGTACTGCTCCTGCAATAGTTACATGACCACCTACATTTATATCTCCTGATACAGAAACATCACTTTCAAATTCTGCTTTACCTGTTATATTAGATGTACCACCTATAGATGTATTACCTACTACATCTAAAGTACCACCTACTCCTAGATTTGCTGTCATAGTGGTATTACCTACAATAGTAGCAGTACCACCTACAAATAAATTACCACCTATTGTTGCATTATTAACAGATATATTTCCTGTTATAACTGCAGGTACATTTGTTAAGTTTGCACCATCTCCAAAGAAAGCTGAAGCACATACTTTTTCAGCAAAGGTTCCATTACCTGCTACTGATAAAGTACTTTGTAAATGTGTAGCTCCTACAACTGTAAGAGTGCTTTTAAGTACTGCTGCTCCTTCAATAGATGTAGCTCCAGATACTCTAACAGTTCCTAAGAAACCTGTATTACCTGTTATAGTTGTTGCACCTAATACTTTAAGTGTACTTCCTAAACTTGTTGCTCCTTGTAAATGTGCAGCTCCTATAACTGTAACTGTACTTTTCATTACTACAGCATCTTCTAAACTTGTTGCACCTGATACTCTTAATGTTCCACCTACTATAGCATTTGCTACAGATATATTACCTGTAATTGGAATACCTGTAATATTAGTACCATCACCATAAAAAGCTGAAGCACATACTTTTTCTGAAAAGGTTGCTATACCAGCAACTTTAAGTGTACTACCTAAACTTGTTGCTCCTTTTAAAACTGCTGCTCCTGCTATTGTAGCTGTAGAATTAAAAGTTGCTGCACCATTAACACTTAATGTACTTTGTAAATGTGCAGCTCCTGCAACTGTTACAGTTCCACCAAAATGTGAATTACCACTAACAGATATATCATCATCAAAAGTTACTTTATCACCAAATGTTTTATTAGTTAATGTATCAGTAGTAGATGTACCTACTAATGTAGCAGTACTTACTGGTAATGTTATTGTTATATTACCACTAAAAGAAGAATGTGGAGGAGATTGTAAAGCTGCATAATGTGCATTACCTGATTCACAATATAGTTTTATATTAGATTGTGCACCACCATTTTTAACTTGTATCTCTCCACCAGATACCATTATGTTACCACCTATAGTAACAGTACCACCTATCGTAGCATTGTTTGTAACTATTAAACTAGATACTGAAACATCTCCAGTAAATGTTATGCCTGTTATATTAGATCCATCACCATAATATGCAGAAGCACAAACTTTACTACTAATTTGTAAATCACCTCCAACAGATGCATTACCATCTACACCAAAAGTTCCTGTAGCTTTAACTGCACCAGTAGATATTTGTAATGCAGCATTAGTACCATCACCTGATTGTATTTGTTGTAAATCATTTGTTAAACCAGTATTAGTATCTGCACTTACATTTACTTTTAATAACTGTTTATATGTTTCTGATATTTGTTTGCTTGTTAATGTACTCATGCGTTACTCCAAAATCTTATTGTGGAATCATCCCAATCAAAACTTGCTTGTTGCCATTCTAAGTTTCTACCACCTGTATCAGGTCTTGGGTTTTGAATTGCTGGATTATCTCTTACGTCTGGTGCTTTATTTTGTGGATGGTTTTTTAAATCAAATGCACCATCAAAACATGTTTGGCAAATTAACATATCATAACTGTTTAATTGCATTACTCTATGTGGATATACAAAACTACATTGATCACACATAGCCATTGCATTACGATTAGTTGCCACTAGATATATCCTAACTTAGGTTTAATAAACATACTTGCTCTTTCTCTATCTTCTTCCATAGCAAATGCTAACTTCTCGTCATAGTTTGCTTTTAACATTTGTATTCTATCCATAGGAACACCTGGTCTTTTCATAGCTAAATGATAAGATAAACCACATGTTAAAGCTGGTAAGAATCTTTTAGGTACTTGTGCATTTTGTCCTGCAGATTTAGTAACATCTTCTAATTGTTTAAAACATTCTATATTTAAAATACCAGTAGTAGTATTTGGAGTAGGATATAAAAATAAAGCTATATTATTTACTCCTCTAGTAATTGCATATTGTGTAGGTCTACCTGTAGTTGTTTTATTAGGTAAGTTATGATACTCTTCTCTTGATATTCTTTCTAAAGCTAAGTCAGTTGATGCTGCACTAACTGCATATGTTACAGCTAATGTATCTAAAATTTCATCAGATAAAGAAGTCTCAACTGAAGTTGCAGTTACAGCAGTAGTTAATATAGACCATAATAGTACTCCTTTGTTCTGCCATTCATTTAACATTAAGTTAATAGAACGTCTAGCAGAAGCAGGTGTATGACCTAGTGTTTCTTCTCCACCAATCATTTCAGTAGCTTCTTGAATTACTTCGTCTATATCTAAATTAAAATTATATGTACCTGATGTTGCCATTACTTAACCTTTAATTATAACAAGATGCTACAAGAAGTGAACCACCACTCTTAGCAGCAAATGTTTTTACGTTTGTTGGTCTACCACCTACACCTTGAGCTTTAGATCTTTTTCTTTTTACTGCAGATGTTTTTTGAGAAGTAGACATTTTATTTGCTTTAGCTATTGGAACACACTTAGGATATTTACGTTTAGAACTTTTAGTAGATTTTCTACCACAAGGTTGATACTTACCATCTTTCTTAGGTGCTCCTATATCTACCCATTTCTCATCTACC